GCCAAACACATTATTAAAATAAGGAGAATAATTATGGCAATAACAACTAATGCAATTTGCAATTCATTTAAAAAGCAATTGATGGGCGGTGAGCATGATTTTGATAGCGCAGGTGGAGATACATTCAAATTAGCAATGTACATTTCTACTGCTACATTAGGAGCATCAACTACTAACTATTCATCATCTGGCGAAGTAACTTCACCAGCAGGATATACTGCAGGTGGAAAAGCTTTAGTTAACCAAGGTGTTAAAGTTTCATCAGGAGTCGCTATTACTGACTTTGCTGATTTATCTTTCACTGGAGTTACACTAACAGCTAGAGGTGCTTTAATTTACAACACAACTACTGACGGTGGTACTGGTACTACTGAAGCAGTTTGCGTATTAGATTTTGGCGCAGATAAGACTGCAACATCTGGAACATTTACTATCCAGTTCCCTGCATTCACAACTTCTGCTGCGATTCTAAGAATTGCGTAATAAGGATATAAAATGATATGGCCGTTGGATGGGGTAATAAAACATGGGGCGAAGAAACTTGGGGCGATCTAAGTAACGCCACTGCCTCACCCAGCGGAATATCAGCAACTACATCAATTGGTTCATCAACAACACAAGCAAATGCTAATGTTGATGTAACAGGATCTCAACTCACATTTACAAACGCTGGAGCCGTTGCAGGTTCCTCAGTACAATTTTCTGTAACCGGTATTCAATTAACTTCTTCAATTGGAGAAGAAGATATTGCTAGAGGTATTCAACAAAATGTTACTGGTTCACAATTAACCTCTACAACGGGTTCAGTTACAATCGATGATCAATTCTTAATTGGTGCTGGATGGGGTAGAGATGCTTGGGGATCAATGGCATGGGGTGATGCTTACTCAGTTCAATTAGTAGGTATCCCAATGACTGCTTCTATGGGAGAAGAAGCAGCAGGTACTGATGTTGTTGTTGCAGTAAGTGGTACTCAATTAGATATAACTTACGCTAATCCTTCATTCTCAATTCAAGTTGACCAAGATATATTTGTACTAGCATCTGAAGATCAGTTAGATGGTTCTTTAGGTTCTCTAACATTAACTGGAACTGCAACAGTAAATGTAACTGGAACTCAATTATCTGGTTCTATGGGTAATGTTGTAGCTGGATTAAAAACTCCTGTAGATGTAACTGGAATACAGGCTACAATGACTTTAGGAGACTTTACTTTAGTACAGTCTACTAATGAACCAGTCACTGGCCAACAGTTAACTTTAGCACTAGGAGAAGCAGCAGAAATACCTGCTCAAATTGTAGGGGTTTCTGGCATACAATTGACTTCATCTATAGGCTCAGTTACAGTAGTTGGGACTTCAGTAATACAACCAACTGGAATTTCAGCTACTTTCTCAGTAGGACAAGTAAATGTTACGTCTTGGCAAGAAATCAATTTAGGTGTAAATAATGTTTGGACAGAGGTTGACCTTGCTGCTTAACAAAGGTAAAATTATACTTATTTAGGAGAAATTTTTTATGACATCAAGTTATTCTACAGATTTAAAACTCGAACTAATGGTCACTGGCGAAAACGCTGGTACATGGGGTGATAAAACAAATACAAACTTAAACTTAGTACAACAAGCAATCGCTGGTTATGAAGCAGTAGCACTTACTGATGGTGGCACCGTAGCTCTTACAATGTCTAATGCTGCATTATCAAATGCAAGAAACATGGTTTTAAAATTTACTGGAACTTTAACAACTGCATCTACTGTAACTATTCCAGATTCAATTGAAAAATTTTACATCATTGATTTATCTGCTGTTGTTGGGGTAACTAACTTAACAATTAAAACTGTAAGTGGAACTGGCTTTACTGCAGGAGAAGCTGCAATCGTTGCTGCTTATTCTGATGGAACGAATTTAAATGAAATTGCATTAAACACTTTAGGTGGAACTATTGGTTCTGCTCAAATCGATGCAAACTCAATTACAGCTGCAAAAATTTCTAACAACGCAGTTACTACTGACAAAATTTTAGCATCAAATGTTACTACTGCAAAATTAGCAGCATCCGCTGTTACTGGAAATAACATTGCTCAATCTACAATTACACAAAGCAAACTTGCTGCTGATTCAGTTGGATCAAATCAATTGATTGCAACTGGAGTTACAGCTCAAGAATATACTTTAGCAACCGTTACTGTCGATGCTGACGGAAGAATTACTGCTGCTTCTTCTGGTTCTGCTGGTGGTGGAGGGTTTTTACCTAAATTTGAAGAAAGAGGTCCAAATTCTGGAACTTACACAATCCCTGCTGATGCAAGTGAGTATTATGCTTATGTTTGGGCAGGCGGTGGCGGTGGCGGTGGACCTAAAGAGCAGAGAGGTGGAACTGGTGGAAAGGGAGGCTTTGGTTTCATTACTGGAGCTTTAACAGGAGGTACTCCACTACCTTATTCGATTGGTGGAGGAGGAGCTGGAGGAGACTACTCACAAAGTAACAATCCTGGACAGCCAGGAGCTTCTGGTGGAGCAACAACTATTACAAATTTATTCACAGCTAACGGTGGTGGTGGTGGCACTGGAGGAACTGCAAACACTGCAGGACCTACTGGAAGTGCTGGAAGTTTACCAGGTGCAACTAGAAACATATCACAATATTATTTATATGGTCCAGGTATTTCTGATGGTGGTGCCTTCGGTTTAGGGCCCGCACAAAATAATGCTCAAAATGGTAGTCCTGGATCACCTGGTGGGTTATCTTTATGGGACAATGGAGGATAGGAGATAAAATATGGCTTATTTAATTTGTGCTAATAATTTTGTTCACAGAATTGCAGCAAACGATACTGATAAAAATAGTTTAAATATAAGTGATGAAGCTTATCAAATTATAAATATTTCTGATTCTGATTTTAATAATATAAAACTTAATAATGCTTTAATTGAAGTTAATGGCAATACCGCTACAATAATTGCTTTAGAAGAAAAAAAATTTTTTACTGATAAAAATAGTTTAGATAAATATATATCTAATATTAAAATACACATAAAAAATTTTTTAGATTTTTGTGTGAATAATTCTAAATATGATGAAATAAATTCTTATTATAATTATTTGGATAGTTTAGACACTTCTACCCTTACTTATCCTATTAACAGTAGTTGGGAAGAATATTGTAATAATAATTCTATTCCTTTTTTCCATCCTTTACAAATACCTTAATAAATGTTAAGCACCAAAGGTGTTTGACAATATTATAAAATTTATTTGTAGAGAAGATTATATTAAAAACAATCAAGATATTTTACCTGTTCCTATAAAGACCAATATTCCTAAATGGTTTAAAAAATTAGAACATTCAACACGATTTAAAACTGTAAAAGGTTGTATGCCTTTCTTAGATACATTAACTTGTGGTTATTTACTAAAAATGCCTGTGGATTATCATATAACTCATAATATTGAATTTGAAGGTGAAAGAAAAACTGGAGCTAATACACCTTTAAAATGGGACCCTGAAATGAGTATGGGTTTAAATTTAAATTATGAAGGACAAGAACAAAGTCATGCTTATCAACAATTAGAAGGTAGTCCATATGTTGAAAAAAATAAAAATCTTAAATTTCATAAAATTTTAAACCCATGGGTTATAAAAACACCTCCTGGTTATTCTACACTTTTTGTTCCACCTTTAAATAATACAGATGATAGATTTTCAATCATGCCAGGAATTGTAGATACAGATACTTTTGAAAGAGAAATTAATTTTCCTTTTGTAGTAAACGGTGATAAATACCCTGTTTTAAACTCAACTATTAAAGTAGGAACTCCTTATGTACAAGTTATACCATTTAAAAGAGAAAAATGGAAAATGAAAATAGAGAACAGAGATTTTAAAAGATTTAAAGAAAATTCATTTTATTATTTTAAATATTTTATGGATAATTATAAAAAATTATTTTGGTCTAAGAAATCATGGAAGTAAAAATTAATTCAACAAATATAAATTATTATATAAGAATATTTGACAATGTCCTTCCTAAAAAAATTATTAACAAATTTAATATGATTTGTGAAAATAGAAAAGAATTTGAAGAAGCTTTAATAATAGGAGAGGGTAAACAATTAGTAGATTCTAAAATAAGAAATACAACAGTTTGGCATTTAAAAAATGTTAATGAAGAAAGTTTAACTACCATTCATTGGAGTAATTTTTTTTTAAATATTTTTACTAAATATTTACAAAAATACCAAGATCAAATAAAAACAGTAGGTGGTGCAAGAATCGATGATATTCAACTTTTAAAATATACTAAAGGAGGTCATTATGTTTTTCATGTTGATCATGCAAGAGCAATTCCAAGAACTTTAAGTTGTATATTTTTTGTAAATGATAATTATGAAGGGGGTGATTTATTGTTTGAAACACCTGATAAAAAACACAATTTAAAAATTAATAAAATTTCAAACAGAATGATTATATGGCCAAGCAATTTTTTGTACCCTCATTGCGTAACCCCAGTAGAAAAGGGAACTAGATATTCGATAGTATCATGGGCATTATAGGAAAAGATTTTAAATATAAAAAAATTATTAATTTTTTAACAAAAGAAGAAATTTCTTTATTAAGAAATTATTGTATAATGAGACATCAAACTAATCTTGATAGTTTTGATGTTTTGCAAAGTGATACAGGAGATACTTTTTTTTATGGAGATCCAACAATAGAATCTTTAATGTTAAGCAAACAAACAAAAATGGAACAAGAAACTGGTAAAAAATTATTACCGACTTATTCTTTTTGGAGGATGTACACAAATTTAGCAGAATTAAAAAAACATAAAGATAGAGAATCTTGCGAGATTAGTGTAACGGTTTATATCGCAAGCGATGGGACTTCTTGGCCTATTTATATTGAAGGAAACTCGATTGAATTAAACCCTGGTGATGCTATAATATACTTAGGTTGTGAACTTGAACATTGGCGAGATATGTTTCAAGGAGATTGGCATGCTCAATGTTTTTTACACTACGTTGATGCTAATGGAGTAAATAAATCCTTTGCTAAGGATAAAAGATTATTTTATGGTATACAAAAATGAATTTTAGACAATATGATAAAGATGGATCTTGTGATATAAATTTCTCAGACGAAGAAATTAAAATAATACAAAAACACAAAAAATTACATTTTGATCCAATTTCTTTAAAACACTTTGGTAATGCTTTAGTAAGAATGGTAATTACATTTAATCAAAATTTTTCAGAAGATGTTAAAAAAATTCAAACTTTACCAGAAGATATTGTTGAGGGAAAAGAACCCAAATAGTGATATATTTAAATATTAATCAATATAAGGTATAATACCTTATGCCTTTAACAAACGTACAGATAAGACCAGGATTTAATAAACAAGTCACAGAAACAGGAGCCGAAGGGCAGTGGACAGATGGTGACTTTGTAAGATTTAGATACGGCTTACCAGAAAAAATTGGTGGTTGGCAACAAATTAATGGAGATACATTAGTTGGAGCTGTAAGAGAACAATTAGTATGGGCGGATTTAGATGGCAGAAGATATGCTGCTTTAGGAACAAACAAAGGTTTATTTATTTTTTACGAAGGTGCTTTTTATGATATTACTCCTCTTGACACAGCACTTACAGGTGCAACATTCGATACTACAGATACTTCAGCAACGGTTACCGTAAATTATAATTCACATGGATTAGATGCAGGAGATTTATTTACTTTTACAAATGTAACACCACCTTCAGGTGCTGGTTATGTAGCTGCTGATTTTGAAACAAACACTTTTCAAGTAGTGACTGCACCTGATGCAGACACGTTTACAATTACTATGGCTGCTGCTGCAACTGCAACAACTTCTGCGAGTGGTTCTGCGGATATCAATCCTTATGCAACTGTTGGTCCATTATCACAAACTTATGGATACGGTTGGGGGACAGGCTCTTGGTCGAGAGGAACTTGGGGTTCGGCATCCACAACTTCTTCTGTTGTGTTAGATCCTGGGTCATGGTCTTTAGATAACTTTGGACAAATATTAATTGCAACAGTTAAGAACGGTAAAACATTTAAATGGAATCCTATCAATGCAGATCCTAATGCTTTAACTACTAGAGCAACTGTTGTTAGCGGTGCACCTACAAAATCAGTAATGTCTATCGTATCTGAAAGAGATAGACACTTAATTATTCTTGGAACTGAAACTACAATTGGTGATCCATCTAAACAAGATAAAATGTTTATTAGATTTTCTGATCAAGAAGATATTTCAGATTATACACCAACATCAATTAATACTGCAGGTACTTTTAGACTAGACTCCGGAGTTAAGATAGTGGGTGCAGCAAAAGCTAAAGATTATATTTTAATTCTTACAGATACGTCTGCATATGTAATGCAATTTGTAGGAACACCATTCACTTTTTCTATTAGACAAGTAGGAAGTA